CCGCTGCTGCTAACCTCACAATTGAAGTTGGAAGCATGAAATTCAGTGCTGCAGAAGTTGAGATCAAAGTAAAAGCAAAAATCAACGGCGCTGTTACAATGACAGATCGATTGCTCGAATCTGCTGCAAAGAACTTGGGCATTAGCAACTTTAAGAACTCTATTGGCGACCAATTAGTTGCTTACAAGCCAAGCTCTTACAAATACCCCTTCGTCTATGTCAGCGCTGCTGATGGCAAGCGTTACAAGTGCAGCGGCGTTATGGCAAAAATGAAATTTGCTTAAATTAAGGGGGCAACCCCTTTTTTTATTTTTGATGAATTAGAATAAGAGAATTAAATGAATCTAAGTGAAAAAGTTATCCTTACCGATGTAGATGGAGTACTGCTAGACTGGTTGTTTGCGTATACACAATGGATGGATAAGCATGGCTACACGGTTGTAAAAGGTGGCGAAAACGAGTATGATGTTACTAAGCGCTACGGACTAGGCCAAGTTGAAAAAGAACGATTGGTTCGAATGTTTAACGAGTCTGCATGGATTCGTAAACTGCCTCCTCTTCGTGATGCAATCAAATATGTTAAAAAGCTACACGAAGATCACGGCTATGTTTTCCGTGTTATCAGTTCGTTGAGTAATGACTACTACGCTCAACACTTGCGAACTAAAAACTTGATTGAAATGTTTGGTCCAAGTGTATTCGAAAGCTTTGTATACCTCGATACAGGTGCTGACAAAGATGAAGCACTAGAACAATATCGAGATAGCGGATGTTTCTGGATTGAAGACAAGCCAGAAAATGCTATTCTTGGCCAAAAAATTGGATTGAAATCTATTCTAGTTGCACACGATTTTAACAATACTAAAGAAGCTCAATGGCTCCCTCGTGTTGCTAACTGGAAAGAAATTTATGAAATTATCGTAGGATAGCTCGTAAACTACTTGGCTTATTATAAATAAATCATAATGCAAGCCTTAATAACAACTTTATTAAAGCTGACCTCGTATTATAGGTCAGCTTTTTTTACATCATAACAGGAGAATGTATTGCCTACGTATACATTTCGTGACGAAAATAACAATCAGCAGGTCATGGAGAAATCCATGCGCATCTCAGAACTTGACGAATTCAAGCTTCAAAACCCGCACCTAACTCAACTAATTGTAGGAGCACCAGCTTATGTTGGTGATTCTCACCGTCTCGGGCGTAAAAAACCTGATGCCGGTTTTCGTGATGTTCTTAAAAATATTCAACACCACCACAAAAAGGATAGTATCAATACATGGTAAAACTGTTTTGATAAAAAATTATCCTGATAACAAGGAGAGTTTAATGCCATATAAGCAGCAACGCAGATTGTCTCGTAAAGAAAAGCAAAGAAACGAAAGAGAAACTGATCACATGGTCAGCATTCTAAATTCTAAATTTGGAATGAGAGCTATTAAGCCGCTAACTCCGACGCAATCTGATATGTTTGATTCTTATAAACAGGGTTATAACATTGCAGCTATTGGAACAGCTGGTACAGGTAAAACAATGTGTGCGCTATATTTAGCACTAGACGATGTACTAAACAATAAAGGATACGATCAAATAATTGTTGTTAGATCAGCAGTTCAAACTCGCGAACAAGGATTTATGCCAGGAAGTAAAGAGCAAAAAGAAGCTCTATATAGTGTTCCTTATTCTGATATTGTAAATGACTTATTTGGTCGTGGCGACGCGTATCAAATTTTACAGTCAAAAGGCATGATCAAATTTATGACATCCTCATTCGTTAGAGGATTAACTTTTGATAATTCAGTTATTATTGTAGATGAATGCCAATCAATGACGTATCACGAACTAGATACTATCATTACTCGAGTAGGCGAATCTTCAAAAATTATTTTCTGCGGAGATACAAGACAAGACGATCTACAGCAATCTAAAAATAGAGCAGATGTTTCAGGACTTGGTTCATTTTTAAAGGTACTTAAGAATATTCATTCCTTTGAAACTATTCAATTTACGCCTGAAGATATCGTAAGATCAGGTTTAGTAAAAGAATATATTTTAGCAAAAGAGGCATATTTGCAATTAGCATGACAATAGCAATTTCGTATATAGTTCAAAATACTAATAGCGAATATGAAGAAGCGGGTCTAGACACACTGGACCCGCTTACTACTCTAGAAGGTATTTACGGTAATAGAGATTGGTCTTTCGAGTTAGCATTTTCAGGAACTGATAGCACTCAAGGAGACCCAATCTCTGTTACTAGTATTGTTGCGACTACACCAACTTACGTAATAAAATCTAATGTTGCGAATAACGTAATTTCGATGTCAAAAAATCCAAATGAATTGATATTTCTAGGTGAAGGTTATAGATTCGTAACATTTGGTTCTACAGAACAGACAACTTATACAGATTTATCAGAGCTTCCAGAAGGATTAAATATTGTAGGATGGGATACACCACCTATAAAACGGTTGACAGCAAATTACACATTTGATATAATGTATAGTATACCGAATCAATCTTTGTTGGGTCAAACTGCAACTGTAACATTAGCTCAAGATTTCTTTTGGGATTTTGTATCAGGCGCAGCAAAATTACAACAACAAGTAGCAAATAGCGAGTACTAAAATGCCAGCAGCAGCAAGATTAACAGATTTAATTGCAACCGGTCATCTATGTGATGCAACAGCGCCTATTCTAGGCGCTTTGCAATCTAAAGTTGCAATAGATGGTTTGTTAGCTGCAGTTACAGGTGATTTAGTAGTACCGCATTTTATAAAAGCTGGTAAAGCATGTGTTATACATCCAGCAACAGTAACTGCTACTAGCTCAAGAGTTTTTATCGGTGTCCTGAATGTAGCTAGAATTGGCGATCCAGCAGACCTTGGTGTTATTATTACAGGATCGCCTAAAGTTTTTATTGGTAGTTAAATTAAAATTATATTATGTTTACACACGTTGATCACGGGATTGTACTCCCAACTCTTACACGGCAGACGACCGAGTCTGGCCGCAAATACTTTACACCCGACGGCAATGCTTACCCGTCTATCACCACAGTTCTTTCTATTCTTGGCAAAGAAGAAATTATTGCATGGCGCAAACGAGTAGGTGAAGAAGAAGCAAATAAAATTTCGCGCCAAGCTTCTACTCGCGGTACAGCAGTTCACAAACTTGCAGAAGACTATGTAGATAATAAACCAGATTGGAAAGGCAAACATATGCCTTCTAATATTGCTACATTTAATACTCTTAGACCAGTCTTAGATGCAAGACTAAATAATGTCTGGATGCAAGAAGTTTTTCTTTATAGTGATAAACTAAAAACTGCAGGTCAAGTTGACTGTATTGGCGAATGGGATGGTGTTCTTTCTATCATCGATTTTAAAACATCTAAGCGAGTAAAAAAAGAAGAAGATATCACAAACTACTTCATACAAATGTGTTTCTATGCAGCAGCTTTCTTAGAAAGAACTGGTATAGCTATTAAGCAAGCCGTGGTAGTAATGGCTGTAGATGACAACGAACCACTGATCTTCAAAGTTAATACTTTTGATTACTTAGACCATTTCATTTCAGTTCGTAAAAAGTACAAAGAAATGTACGAAATCGCAAAATAACTGTTGACATTTGTTCTGAAATGATGTATAATATATCTATATCAACAGGAATACATTATGAACATGCAGTTTCTACGCAAACTAGCTTCTGACGAACTCACAGATACGCTATTTTTTGCTACGGGTACTCGCCCAACAAAGACAAAAACGCCTGAAAAATGGTCCCTTCAAGCAGGACAATTTGAAATCGATATTGTTAACAATCGTAATATAAAAGTTAACGGCGACAGATGCAAATCTGTTCCAGAAGCTAAATTTGTTATACAAGAAATGATACAAAACGCTGAATTTGTGTTATAATATATCTATATCAACAAGGATTACATCATGAAATTTGTTAAAGAACTCTTTCAAGCCGCCATCGCAGCATTGCTTTTCGGTGGTCCAATGTTTGCATACTTTCTTTTCGTAATGAAGCCATGAACAAAGATAAAATCAAAGAACTAATGAAGCACGCTGGCACAGATACCAGCGGCAAATGGATGGGCGTTGATCACGTCGAGAAACTTCTCGAAGCGATTACTCTCGAATTCATCGATATTCTTCAAACTGAAATAGATCTTGTTAAAGGATATCAGTCGACAGCTTGCAATAACTTTGATTTCAGTTGGCATCAAGGTAAGATCGATCACTTTGAAAAATTGATTGATAAAAGCAAAGATCATTTTGGAGTTGACAAATGAGTAACCTTACTATTCCACATGAAGTTGCAGATGGTATTGCAGTAGCTTGCATGCAAGATCAACTAAAATATTTAATCGAAGAAACTCGTGCACACGTTGAAGATGGAGCATGGTTGCATCCAGAGGATTATTACAACAATACAGTTAAGTATATCCCTGCACTGAAATTGCTGATTGCTTATTTTGGAGGCACTGTAGATGATTGAGTTGCTCGCATTAATTTGTCTTGTTGGACCAACAATAATTGTACATTATTTGGGAAAATAATATGAACGAACAAATTCAAGAACTTTCGGACATTGCTTATAAAAATCATTTGGCAAGGAATCCGAATTCTTCTTTTGGTCGCCGATCAGATTATGATAAAGAATTCGCCGAGTTGATTGTTAGAGAATGTGCTAATGTTGTAAACGACAATTATTCTCATGGTAGTTCAGTCGTTTACAAGATATTATTTGAACATTTCGGAGTTAAAGAATGACCAAAATCACAGCACATGAAGCCCGTGAACTTGCAGGACCCACAGTTGAAGAACGTGTGGTGGCAGTGTATCCACTAATTCGTGAAGCCGCAGAAAAAAAGCAACGCCGAGTCGTACTGCACGACTGGTGGGCGCATCAAGGTTATGCTGGTAGCAAAGACTACAAACAAGCCCGCATGATTCTTGAAGGTGAAGGTTACACTGTTCGTTTCTTTTACGAAGAACGACAATTTGTGGACATGTACACAATCGTGGAGTGGTGAAATGAACGAACGAATTAAAGAACTTGCCGAACAGGCTACTATTGATATTAAAGATCAATATGGTTATTGGATTGGTAGCGAATTAGATATGGAAAAGTTCGCCGAGTTGATTGTGGCAGAATGTACCGCGGCTTTATTTGATGAATCGGAAAGATTGTCTGGATTGTATTCGGACGAAGACAATTGGGACTCGGCTGAGGAATATGAAATTCGTTCAAATCAATGTATTGATGACATATCCTTGATTGAAAAACATTTCGGAGTCCAAGAATGAACGAACGAATTAAAGAACTGATCGAACAGGCTACTACCTTTGAGGAGATATGGGGTAGAGGGTTCGACACTACACAATATACTGAGCACTTCAGTAAAGAAAAGTTCGCCGAGCTGGTTATTGACGAATGCTGTCTCAAGCTATTAGATATGGACCAAAAGGTTAATGGAAATCATAACTATTATAAGCATGCAGCAATTGAAATTAAACGGAGTTTTAAATGAATATCGAACGAGTGTTTGTATTTAAGCAAAAAGTATCAGACTCAACGCGTCCTTTACTTTATGCATTCAGAGAATCTGAAATCAAGACTATCGAAAGCCAATGGGGAAGCCAAAACTGTTATCTTGTTATCAATGGCATAAATGTAGAAGGAAGTTTTGATAACTTTATTTCTGCACTAGGAACACGAGTAGATATACCATGAAAAGTGCTATAATGTATATTGTTTCAATTGTAGTTGTTCTAGCAGCATTTCTTTTGATAGTCGATTATTCTAGCGCAATTCCAGATGTGCTGTTTAGTCACTCAACAGGAGAATGTGTTGGAGTACAAAACTATATGGCAATCTTATTTGAAAATCCTGTTTACAGTTGCGAAAACCTACCAACTAAATATAATCATATCTGGGTAAAATAATGAATTTATTTGTTCTTTCTAAATGTCCGACAGAAGCAGCTCAAATGATGTGCGACAAGCACATTCCAAAAATGATTGTAGAAGCTGCTCAAATGCTTTCTACGGCTCATCGCATGCTAGACGGCCGTCTTGAAAGAAAGCCGTCTAAATCTAGCAAGCGAACAGTGAATGGATACGTGCATCTGAATCCAACACTAGACAGCGTGCTGTATAATGCTGTGCATCACGCACATCCTTGTACTGTCTGGACTATGGAGACAAAAGCTAATTACGAGTGGCACTACAAGCACTTCGTAGCTCTCTGTGCTGAGTTTGAATTCAGATATGGTAAACAACACCTTACTGCACAGAAGCTCACAGAAGTCCTCAGAACACCTCCAATAAATATACCTGATACCACATTAACCGCGTTTCCACAAGCGATGAAGCATTATCCAGAATGCATGGTAGAAGGCGATTCAGTACAAGCATATCGTAACTATTATCATGTTGCTAAGTCTTTTGCAAAATGGGCTAAAGGCAGGCAAGCTCCAAGCTGGTGGGAAGGATACAAAGGAATAGCTGCGTGATTACAGAAGTTTGGTTACTTATTACGGCAATTGTTTATACATTTGTCGGCATGTCTTTTAGACCATCTCAGAAAGATATGGCAATTACTATTATTGAAACTACTGTCGATAGATTGATAGCCGATGGATATATTAAAACTCGTAAAGACGAAAATGGTCAACTTGAGTTAATGAAGTATAACGAAGAATGATATATGAAATATATTATCATACATCCTACTGAAGGAATATTTCTTGGTACTACAAAAAATCATGGACTTAGCGTTGACGGCGAAATTCAAAGTCCAAGAATACTTGCGCTTTTTTCATCTAATAATATATTCGATATTGTTAAAGCCGTTGGCTTTTTTACAGAGAAAGACGCTCTAGAATACAGAAAATTGTATATTGGAAAGAGGTTTCCAGAATCTTTTGTTGCTAGCGTTCAAGATGAAAACAATAACGATCCATACGTAGATGTTGTTGATATTGTTAAATCTGGCTATGGAGAATATGCTTGGGGTATGATTGATGCTCTACCAACTCCAAGTGATACCATACATTAAACTGTAAATTATTGTTTACAGATTAGGTGTAAACGATCGTTTACACTAAAAAATGAGCATATTTTTGCAAAAAGTGTATCTTTTTTGACACACTTTAGCTAAAACAGTTGACACTTGTTCTGAATTGATGTATAATTAATACATGAACGGAACAAACAATACTACCAAACGTAAGCGTAGAACAGATCGCAACCATGCAATTTACGAATTGTTTTGCGAAGCAACTGGCGAAAGCTACATTGGAGTTACTGTTTGTTCTGGTTCTGCATTGAATTCTGTACGTAAACGGTTTAACTCTCACGTTAGCCGTGCTAATACAGACACTTGGAAATGGAACTTGTGCG